CGCTGCCCGTTACCCTTAAATTACCCACCACCGTCATACTTCCAACAGCATTTACATTGCTAAAGGTAGTCGTACTCTTTGGCTGTACTATCTGAGCCTTCACCAAAGCACTCAGAAATATTAAAATTATTGTCTTTTTCATGTTATAAATAGTTTACGATTACTTCAATAGTTCCAGTGGCATTCGTGTTCTTTGTATAAACAGGTCTTAAGAAAGACATAGCCATATTTGTTAATATAGCATACTGATTACTTGAACCACTTGCCATAGTTATAGTAAAAGTTGAACCACTATCTAACAATGTACTCCAATTAATCTCATCGTTCGATGTTTCAAATGTTACTGTTGAATCCGCAGTACTTAGCCCTACGCCTATTGCCTGTATTCCTACATTGCCTGTTCGATAAGTTATCTCACCTGTATTTACACTTGTGCCAGTTATATTGCTTGTGGCAGCCTGTGATGTTATTTGTTTTACGTTCTTTGACATTTTATTTTTATTTTTAAATTATTAATCTATTGTTGGTAATCCTGTAAATGGTATCTGACAAACATCATTATCAAACATTGTTCTAATCTGTATATCACACTTCCATCCCGAAACCACAGAATCAAATCGCTCTGTAAAATTTTCCAAAGCATTAGAAGCATTTAATAAAAAGTAACCCGAATATGTAGGTGAATTAAGAATAGTTAATACATCTAACATTATTCTATGTGTATCGCTCAATACCTCATTCTCATTACTTTCATCTCTCTTAACTAAATCAAAAACAAATAAAGAGTAATTAAAAATATGCTCTTTATCGTTTCTAGTACTCCCGTTTAATACCCACCATAAAGTAGGCGTGTCAGGTGTATTGCTTGCTAAATACTCCCACAAATCCCCACCACCAAAACCGTTAATCTGATAATGAATCGTAGAAACATCTTCAAATAATTTTATTATCTTAATATGTGAAATCATTTAAAAAAATTCTTTTTACAAGCATCACACTCATCATTATCTAAAAAGATAGAAGTTGTGTAATTGGTTGAATTAGGCAATATCTCATCTGAGGTTATAGTACCATTATAATAATTAGCATAAACAGAAGTTGTAGCCGTTTCACGTAAGAAAGCCGTAACCCTCTCAGCATACCATTCAGCCTTATCTTTATACATTTTAACCGTGTATTGAATCTCCTCTAAACTTCCCGGTTGACTATTTTCACCACTACGAACCATTACACCTTTGTTCTGAAATCTATATTTTAATGCCGGAGCAAGCTCACTCAGCACATACCAAATAATACATTTACGAACATAAAGATTTAATAAGGTTTGATTATCTGAACTAATAGAGGCCGCCTGTATTTCATTAGCTATCTCATCAAATAAATTAGTACCTAATATAGGCTGTATATATTGGTCTTGTACCGAAATCATAATAGGCTGAACGATTTTCCAATCAACATTATCGTTAAGGATTGAATTGTCCTTAAAGTATGTTTCTGTCATCCATAATACGTCTTGTGTCATTTTTTAGCTCCCTTCTTTCTTACTTTTGCGTAACCCCTCCAAACGTGCCTACAATAAGGCTCTGTCTCACCTGTTGCAGGATTGTTATAAAACCCACCTCTATAAACCCATACATTAGTATCAAATTTATTATTCATATCGTTTATTTGGTCACGGGTGTATTCTCTTTTAGCAGACATTAAATCTTTACAAAACTTTCTCGACCCCGTTTTAGCTGGACCAACATCCTCACGTGTCTCGTACCTATAAACAGTATAAATCTCAGTTTCAACAGGCTCGATATTATCTAACTTATCTAATCCCTTGCCTGTTGGCGTAAAGCCTGAAACAGATTCAGCTATTACAGATTTTTCAATCATGTAATCTATTTGCTCCTGAATGTACTCTACGTCTAAACCTAATTGCTTAGCAATAAATTCGGGATTAATAGAGGGGTCACCTGCTAATAAATCTAATATAGAATTTCTAACCGTTCTTACATCGCCCGTAATTACCTCAGCAAACTTGTGAGCGTGTGAACTTTCAAACTTAATGGCATCTTCCTCGCACTCTATATTTACAGTTCCTAGTACCTCATCATCATTTATCTCGCTTCCACAATTTAATAAAGCCTCTAATATTAAATCTTTATCAGCACTCATTTGAGTAGGCTGAACAGTAGGTAATATAGTCAAAGGGTCAAAGCCTACTAACTTGTAAGCCTTGTTAATATTTATTCCGAATAAGATGTTTATAATCTCAGCTTTACGTTGTGCCGATATAGATGTGTCTTTAATAACCTCCATTAAGCTCTGTGTGCCGCCTACACCTAACTTATTCACAATAGTTAACCTCTTATCTTTATCGGTGTCCTGTGCCGTTAATTCAATGCCGTATTTCTCAGCTATTAAAGTACGTTTCTCATCAAAAGTCAATGAACTAGCTATCTCTTGTTCTGAAATAGGAATCTCTAAACCTATCGGACTTAATGGCTCTAAATATAATTCGTTATAAGCTAAATCATTATTCTTAGCCACTAACTTAATGCTGAATAAAATATTAGGCCGTCTTACATCAATATATGTTTTTGTAAAATGCTCATAGCTTTCAATTAATTCCTGTCTATTTCCTAACTGCCCCTCAGTCTTAATCCCAAACAAAATAGGATTAGTAACCTTATGGCCAGATATAACTTTTTGTTGTAATCTCTTACTTAATACCTCGAATTGCTTATCTAAATCACTTACCGAGAAATTAAGAAACTCAGCCCCCTTTTCATTCTCATTAGAAAACTTAAGTATAACTTTACCTGCCTTATTCGGCCCTGTATAATTATTCTCAAACATTTCCTTAACCTTTCTTTTTTCCTCAGGCGTAGGCTCACCATTAAAGAAACTCATCATACCCTGTGCCGTCATGCCGTTCTGAGTATTCGACAAATGAAATACATCTACGTTAATATCCGTTTCTATTGCCGATGTAGCCCCGATATAATCAGGAATAGGATAAACAGCTCCGTACTCTGTTGATGTTGGTCTATGTACTTTAAAATAGAAAATACAAGTACCTGACTTTATTTCCTCGTTATATAAATCGTAACAAGCAAAACTTTTATCATTCTCCGGCTTACTTACATACCAATTATTACAATAATATGCCTTTTTGCCACATTTACTAATTCTTATTTTACTGAACTCTAAATGATATACGTCTGTAATCTTACCGCCAACTCCATAAATAAACTGTAAAGCATACCCGTTAAATAACTCAAAGTCTAAAGTCATCATAGGCGTTATTTCGTCCCATGTTTGGTATCTATTAGCCCTAGCAATAAACTTATCTAACTTAGCTTTCTGCTTCTCGTCCTCTAAAGTCTTATCGTATTTTAATCCCTTGCCTGCAATGTAATTTGTCTTAGCTGATATAATAGCATTATGTTCAGAATGTCTATTAAATAACTCAATTAAGTATTTAGTATAGTCATTCTTATCACCGTACAATACCCAATCTTTATTTTTTTGAGCATAAAAATTAGGCTGAGTTACCTCAGCAAATTCAATCTTTGCAAAGTTGTATTTACTGGTATTTTCTGTAAGTTGATTGATAGCCATTATAACTGTTTAATATCGTTTCTGTGTGGTTTACGGTTGCTTGACCTTGCTCAACTTCATCTAATCCTGTTTCATCACCTGGAGCAGTCCCGTTATATTCGTAAACAAAATAATCCCAACTTCCATAAGTATCTAATTTAATCTGATTAGTTCCCGATGTTGGGCTATTCGTTTCAACTAAACTTAATTCATTATATCTATCAGGGTAAGAACTTGAATCACTACACCATGCGTATCTCTCATCTTTAGTACTAACACAAACAAACCTCACTAAATAACTCGGACTTGTTAATGTAACTTTCTCCGATAATGTTAGATATAAAGTATTTGTAGTTAATCTATCAATAAATACCATACTAGTATAACAATAAAAACCACGTATTTTTAAATAAAAAAAGGTAGCCATTTAGACTACCCTCTTTAACCATAGAAAACAAAAGACTATTAAGGAGCTAACATAGCAGCTACGATAGTAGAATCCACTTCGTATGCCGGGTATGGCTCATTAGATGCAAATGTGAACTTTGTACCATTTAAATCACCGTTAGCAGTTCCTGTGCCATTCTCCATAGCAGAGCAAAACATACCATTAGTATAACCTAATACAAAATATTTACCGTTATTATCCTTAAACATAATTAAGAAACGTCCTTTAGCTAAAATGTCATTCTCTACATTTCTATTGCCTGATAATTGTTCTAGTTGAAAGGTAACAGAATGAGCATAAACAGTTGTACCGTTTGCACTCATTGAAGCATTAAACGAACCAGCCGCAATCTCAGGGCGTGTCTTATATGTGTAGAAATCCCCAGCAGCGTCAGTCCATCCGGTAATTGTCCCGGAGGCAGCCGATAATGTCGGAGTTCCCTTATCGGAGAAATCAGCAATATAAACTTCATTAACACCGCCTGTATTGTTGCGGCATGGTAAAATGTAATTTTGAGTTGTCGTACAAGCCATTTTTTTATTTATTAAGGGGGGTTATTAGCCCCCCGTTATTATTATACTCCTAAATACTGCCAAGCACGAGTTCCGAAAGCGATATTTGTACACGCTTTAAATTCACCGTGAATTTTAAATAACATATCGTTAGGGTCGTACCATGCACGTAACTTATCTACTTCATTTTCCATGTCAGTTCCAAAGAACATATTTTCACTCTCTAAAGCATAGATATAATTAGTACCTGCTAAACCAGCAACCTCAACAATCTCAATGTTTGAACCCTCTGCCTTTAAAGGGCCAGATGTTGCATTCATATGATAAAGGTTATCAGTTATTAACTTCTGACGATAATCTAAAGCCATTGCAGGGCTCATGAAATATCTAAGTGTTGTACCACCTGAGTAAACATTTACGTTAGCCGCTACCGAAGTATTGATTGCTTGGATAACAGTACGTGAGTTTGCTGAACTCCATGCAGTACCACTAATCGTAGTAGTTCCTGATGCAGCGTTAACTTGCTTAATTAAGCCGTCAAAGTGCTTAAGGAATGGATTACCTGTTACGGCTGTATCACCTTTCCAAATAGCAGTCTCTAAACGCTTGTTTGTTTTTGCTAACAATAAGTTAACGATTTCATTATAGAAAGCCTCATCTTCATATTGACCACCTGCCTTAAGGCGTAATTGCGTGTACTTAGTTTCTAAGTCTCTATCGCAAAGGTCTAATTCAATAGCAATCTTACCTACCGTTAAAGTAGCTTGTGTGAATGTTGCTGTACCAGATGAGGTACGTGAACATCCTTGTGCTTGCCAATAAGCATCCACATCTAAAATATTAATTTTCTCAGACGATTTAATACCAGTCTGTACTTGCATATACTTCATTGTATCACCAACGGAGTATACTTTTTCCCAGATTAATTGCTGGGGATTTTCAATTGTGTAGTTTCCTAAACCACCTACGCTAAAGCCCATTTTTTTTAAGTTTTAAATTATTATTACTTTTTTACGAATATGGTTTTAAACATATCGTCTTTTTTATCTTGTTTTACAGTCGGTGTCTTAATCGGTGTTGCAGTTGGAATACTAGCAAAAGCCTCTAATACATCGATAGTCTTTTTTAATTGAGCAGACTTTTGAGAAAGTTTTAATTTAACTACCTCTAGTTCTGCTTTTAATTCTTTATTAGCCTTTTGGCTTTCTTCTTTTAATGCTGCAAATTCTGACTTAATAGCGTCAAACTTAGCCGCTGTATCGTCTAATTTTTTATCTTCTTTCTTCATTTCCGTTGCTGGCTTAATCTCAGCTATTACAGATTTTTCACCCTCTTTTTTAATTACAAGGATTGAATTGTCAGCTAATACTAGCTCACCTTCTGCCGCTGGCAGTTCTCCGTCAGGGGTAACAACTAAAACATCACCGCCTACTTCAAGGGCTGTAACTTTAATTACAGTACCATCCAATAGGGGCACTTCGGTATAAGATGGTTGTGCCGGATTATCTTCAAAGTTTTCTGACTTATTCTCAGTAATAAGGCCTTTAAATGTATTTTTAACATCTTCACTTAGAGTGTTAAAAAAGGCAGCGAATTTATTATCTTTATTTTCTGACATGATTATAGTTTATATTTGTATAACAATATATTTGATATGATTTTAAATTAATTTTTTATCGTGTAACTTTTTCAAGGTGTTCATTATTGCGGTTGCATCATCTTCTGAAACCATTAAAACAGGCTCTTGCTTAAACATACCCTCAATACTAAATCCGAATTTATTAGACTTAACTAAATCCATTACCTCTTTATTCTTTACTTTAAAGAATCCGAATGAACTACCGTCTTTCTCAGTTTCAAACCCTTTAGGAGCTTTAATACCCATTTCTCTATTAATTATAAAGTGTTGGTATAAAGTCATTCCTTCTACTTTACGAGCCTTATCATGTGAGATGTTAACATTATTCTGATAACCTTTCTCATAGAACTTAATCATAGCCTTATCGATATTCTCAGCATCTAAAAACACAAAATACTCTTCACCCTTTTTAGTAACTCTCTTAATAGGACGGTCTGCTATCATTAAATAACCACCTACGATATTACGAGCCTCATCAATTACTTGAAAAGTGTGCTCTACCGTATCGGGGATAGCGGAAAAATAAGCAGCATAACTTTGTGTTGCTGGGGTGTCAACTATTGCAACATAATTAAACTCTATATCTTCGTCATCCGTTATTAACAACTTATAAATAGGTAGTTCCATATTAGTATAACAATTTTTAGTTTATATTTTTAATTAAATAGTGGCACCTATATACATTATGGGACAAAAACAACCTATTTACTGTTTATATCGTAACTTGCTGGACATCAGCATTAAATTCGATATTAACTATTATGAACATAGGGTGTTCATAAAAAGCGAGGATGAGTATCTAAAAAACATACCTTTGATTTCATGGAAGCAAATTTTTTAGATATTTTATTTGGTCAGGAGCGAGTAGTTTACAATCGCATAATGAATAATCCATTATACAAACAGCTAACGCTTATTCAGGAGCTTATAAAAGAAAACGGTGGCGTTCCTAAGTATCAGCAAGTGGCAACAGCAAAATTTGCCGTTAAACACGCATCAAATATTGATGCTGATGCTGTCCCGATTATTGTTAACCAAAACGGTTACGACACAAAATGGGTTTGGGATAAAAAAGTTATTTACGCATTTAAGCGTAATAGCGGTCACGCAACACCGAAACAAGTTATTGATTTGCTAATAAAACTTGAAGGAATTTCTTCTAATGATAAAGTATTAGTAGAAAGAATAAACAGTAATGTTTATAATAGTATAAGTAAATTAAGTAACAAACAAGATACGTTAGTGAAAGATGCTGTCGAAAGAGGCTTGTATCATTTATCAAATGAAGAAGCCGTACTTTTAGATACGGCTTCTTAAAAACATTCCGTTAAACTCGTGGGAGGGTTTCGGATAATCGGCGGTCAGTTTCATTTCTGACCTCTGTCAAAGGCTCCTGTGTAAGTAGCAATGCTCCTATTGTAAGGGAAGCAACTACGATAAGCAGGGGCTTTTGTCATTATACAAATATACAAAATTTTCCTTTGTCCCTCCAAATGCCTAATATTTAACATTTTTAACATTCTAATATTAGGTATTCTGACTGCCCACAGTCTAATGTTTGAAAATGAAACTCTCTTTCTTTAAAATTTTAACATTCCTTGTTGTCCCATTTGGTATATAGATGCCTAAATAGTAGCACCCCCTTTAATGGTGTTGATTCGTTTTTGACTATCTGTTATGTCCGTTTCTATTACCACAGCTTTAATAACTGGCTGTTCTGCCTTAGCTTTATCAATCTGACCATTGTCATCTAACCGAGTTACCGAGTTGTTAGGTTGAGCTATTGCTGGGGCTGAGCCTCCGGCAACTGAACTACTAATATCTCCAACTCCCCCACCTCCGGCAGCACCGCCCTCGTCAAATTTAGTAGATAGTGTTTTAACGGTAGCCAATGTCCCAGCTACACCAATTAAAACAGCCGATATAATACCGATCGGATTAGGCGGAGGGTTTTGACTTATTGCTTTAATCATACCCATTACCGTGTCCATAACTATTAAAGCAACTTTAAAAGCCTTCTCGGTTTGAAATTGTTTCTTTTTAATTGCTAGTTCCCTAGCCGAATTACCTTTAGCTTGGTTTAACTGCCATTGAAAATATATGCTTGTTAGTTCTTGTGTTGACTGTAAACTTTGTCTAGTCCATTCAACAGACTGTTGGTTCATTTCTTTTTTAGCCTGCTTTTGTTTGTCTATGCTCGCTAATATATCAGCATCCGATTGGTCTAATGCTGCTTTTTCTTTTTGTGCTTTAATGCCAGCCTGTTCATCTAATTCAGCATCAACAGCTTTATTATAGTCTATTTTAGCCTGTGCAAAATCAATTTCCTTTTGTAAGCCTTGAGCATAAAAAGCATCTAACATATCTAGTTTGCCCTGTACCCTTATTGCAGCCTCCTCATTTTCTTTATCAGTTATCTTCTTTCTTTCTTCTGCGGCTGCTACGTTTTTCTTTTTCATTTCAGCCTGTACAGTTTCCTCAATAACAACTTGCTCAGTCGCTGCATTCTTAATTCCCTCTAAACTTGCTGTTAATAGCTTTTTCTTTTCATCATCTAATACGCCACCAGCCCTTACAAAAGCCTCAATCTGTTTAACTATCTGAATGTTTGTTTCAATTATAGCTTGTTGTTTGGCCTTCTCTAATTCTACGGTACTTTCTCCGGCTGCCTTTGCTACTTTAATCTGTCTGTCATACTCGGCATTCTGTTGGCTTATAGCCTCTTTACTAGCCTCTGCATTTTTAACCGTGTCCTCACCCATTTCATCAAGGGCTGAATTAGTTAATCCGATAGCATCGGTTAAGGCGTATAGCCCATCTGTAATCCATTCAACTAAAGTTCCGATCGGCTTCAATGCCGTAGCTACTATACCTGTACCCTCACTTAGTTCTTTAAAGTTTGTTATAAGGTATGTAATGCCCTCTACGAGTAAGAATATAGGTACGGCTTTCATTGCAGCACCAAGCCCTTTAAAGGCTGTGCCTATCTTACCCATATCAAAATTCATTATCCCGTCTTTGAACATTCCAAATGAATTTCTTAACGGTTCGATACCATCCCCCTTTACAGATTTGGTAGCGTCTTTTAAATCCTCATAAGCATCCTCAAGATGTGCCAATGATTTAGCCGCTGCCGTATCACCTTGTAACATGGCATTAGTTAAATCTTTACGAGCTTGCTTTAAATCCTTTAAAGTCCCTATCGTTTTTTCAGAGCCGCCAATATCAACCTTAAGGGCGATTGTTGTTTCTTCTGCCATTTCTGTACTTTTTTAATTTGTTGTTTAAATTCAGGGCTAATTGTAGATAGAAATATTAACGAGTTAAACCCGTTCACTATCTCGTTTTCTGTTTGTTCTATTTCTTTTATCATGACTGTATAATTACTAATTGCCATATTATGTTGCTTTTAAATAAATATCAAAACTAACAGATACATTTGCTGTGCTTGCTGATGTTTTTGCTAACCATCCTATATCTGTCTTTGCCGGAAACACACCAATAGGCATATCACTATCTAAAAAATTCATCCCCCCAACAAATTCAACGCTTAACTGAGATCTCATTGCATCATACGGGACAGTAACATCATCAGCGTTTTCACGCTTAAAAAAATAAGAGCTAACAGCCTTTTGGCTTTCGACCGAAATATAATCAGGGTAAACGTAAGCCGTGTACCCACTAGGAATTGTATAACAACCAATCAATGTTTGGCCTAATCCAAATCCTGAATCTAGTGCTAATTGTGCCCACGAAACACCACCACCTGAATTTCTTAAAGTAATAGTACCATCGTGCGAACTCGCTGTGGCAGTAGCATAAGTACCAGAAGTAAGTGCGTACATTCTAAATATCCTAGTCCATGTCCCAGATACAGCAACAGCAGCAACACCATTCATTGTTACGGTTGTTGTTTGTATTGCAAAATTAGCGTCTAACCCCTCGATAACTATTGTCCTAGCTCCTGTACCTGCACTTGTATCATTAGCTGATGAAGATATTACCTCTAAACTCTGTGCTGTTGTTGGCATTTGATATACTCCTACTAATGTTATAGGTGTTAAGGTTGTTGTTAACCCAAAAATCTTACCGAATTTTCTAACATGAGACCACCCCGGTACATTCCCTTGTTCAACTTCTAAAAACCAATCTTTATTTTTTAAATAAGCCATATTATAATATTCTAAAGTTTGAACCGTTATAAAATACAGGCAAGTCATCCCATTGAACCAAGCCAGTATTGTACGCAAATATATTACCGTCAATAGTTGTTAGTCCTGACGGTTCATCTATGTAAAAAAGATTATCAG